CCAGAAATGTGGTATCACCTATTTGATTTAGCCCAGGGAGTATAATGAAATGAAAGTTGCTATGATTGGTTGTGGTAAACTAGGCGCACCATGTGCCAATGAAATGAAATATGCCGGTCATGATGTGATAGGTTATGATGTTGTGAAGTCCGACCTCCCAAATTTCCCAATTAAAGATACCATTCAAGAAGCGGTCCAAGACCGTGAATTGATTTTCATTGCCGTGCCTACTCCACATGACAAGTCGTATGGAGGTGAAACTCCCACGGCTCACTTAGAGCCTAAAGATTTTGATTACTCCATTGTGGTGAACATTTTAAAAGAATTGAACAATCATTGTAACAAGAATCAACTTGTGGTGCTTATCAGCACAGTGTTACCTGGAACTGTTCGTCGAGAATTTGTACAACACGCCACAAATTATCGTTTCATTTACAATCCCTATTTGATTGCCATGGGATCCGTGAACTGGGACATGGTGAATCCTGAAATGGTTATCATTGGTACAGAAGATGGCTCTTTAACAGGTGATGCACAAATTGTCATTGATTTCTACAAAACAATGATGAGGAATGACCCAAGATATATTGTGGGAACCTGGGATGAAGCTGAGTGCATCAAGATTTTCTACAACACCTTCATTTCTGCCAAGATTGGATTGGTGAACATGATTCAAGATGTAGCTGAGGCTTCTGGTAACATCAATGTGGATGTGGTGACCAAGGCGTTGGCTGAGAGTGATAGAAGAATCATGGGACCTGCCTATATGAGAGCAGGCATGGGTGATGCTGGTGCTTGTCATCCCAGAGACAACATTGCACTTCGGTGGTTGTCAAAAGAATTGAATTTGGGATATGATTTGTTTGGTGCCATCATGGAAAGTCGAGAACTTCAAGCCAAGAAAGTGGCAGAAGCTTTGATTGCATATGCATCTGACTATGATATGCCCATTTACATTCACGGTAAGGCATACAAGCCTGGTGTAGAATACACAGAAGGTAGTTATAGTTTATTGATTGGACATTATGTTCAACAACTAGGAGGAAGTGTGTCTTACATTGACCCATTAACCAATGATATGCATGATGAAGTTCGTGGTGTGATTTTAATGGCTCACCATGCCCCCACAACATATAGTCATAGTCGTGTCATTGGAAGTCAAGAACAAAAGTTCTACACCAAGATACTCCCTGGTTCCATTATCATTGATATTTGGAGAACATTACACACTTCTGATATTCCAGATTGTAAGATAGTACATTACGGCAATACAAGATGTTCAAAATAATACAACCCAAAGTAGAAAATCTTTCAGAGAAAAAAGAATTTCTGTTAAATGACAGTAAAACTTTTTGCATGTACCCATGGATAAGTTTACACTTGAATCCTATTGGGCAACCAGCACCTTGTTGTATTTCCAATGTTCGTTCTGATTTTGGAAGCACTGCCAGTCAATCATTAGAAGAATCTGTGAATCACCCCAACATGAAACGCCTTCGGGTGGATTTGTTGAATGAAATTAAAAATGACACTTGTGTTGCTTGCTACAATCATGAAAGTGAAAACATCAAGAGTGCCAGAATAGATATTAATGAAAGATTTGGAAAATTTTTCGATACAGATGTTGCATCCACAAAACCCGATGGACAACTTGATGATTTCAAAATGAGATATTATGATATCCGTTTTGGTAATTTGTGTAATTTCAAGTGCAGAACGTGCGGTCCTGCGTTCAGTTCACAATGGGAAGCAGAGATGGTGAAGAATGGAACCATGGGACCCATTCCTTTTAAAACACCTCCCAGCATTCTACCAGAAGTGTTGGAACATATTCCCAACATGATGGAGGCATATTTTGCTGGTGGTGAACCATTAATTAGTGAACAACATTATGTAATTCTTGAGGACATGATTCGTCAAGGAAGAACAGATATTCAACTTCGATACAACAGCAACATCAGCAATCTGAAATATAAAGATAAGGATTTGTTGGATTTGTGGAAACACTTCACAAAGCCTGTGGAAATTTATGCCAGTGTGGATCATTACGGTGAACGTGCTGAATATATTCGGCATGGCACTGACTGGGGTGTAATTGAAAATAACATTGCAAAACTTAAAACCACCCCTAACGTGAAACTTGCCATGAACACGGTATTCAGCGTGTTTAATGCTTTAACCATCACAGACTTCTATAGCTATCTTCATAGTAAAGGATGGTTGAGTAATAGCTTTCAACTATATGCCATGAGTTCTCCATCACAATTGACATCCAACGTTTTGCCTTTGACAAAGAAAGAACAGGCATCAGAAAAAATTAAAAGTTATTCTTCGTACATACAAAAAATAAACAAATCTTATACACCTGATAGTGGATTCCTATATTGGTTCCATTCTGTGGATAGATGGATGTTCATGAAGCATGATTGGGAAGAAAAAAAGGAAGATTTCAGAAGTACAATACAAGCCATTGATAATGTTCGTGGAGAATCATTTGTGAAAGTGTTCCCAGAACTAGCGGACATGATGGAGGATTGATATGTTGATTTGGGGAGTTTCTGCCAATAGTCATGATGCCGCCATCACCGTGGTGAAAGATAAAGAAATTTTATTTGCATCACAATCAGAAAGATACTCTGGTGTGAAAAATGACGCACATTTAAATTTTGACATCATTGATGATGCCAAACGTTATGGTACACCTGATGTCATTGTTTGGTATGAAAAATCCTGGCTGAAGTCACTTCGGCAAATACGAGCTGGACAAGGTTTCAATTTCTTTAGTAATGAGCCAGATGTATATCTACGGCAATACAACATTGATGTTCCAGTCACATCTGTAGGACATCATCACAGTCATGCCGCCGGAGGATATTATACTTCTCCCTATCAAGAAGCTGCCGTGTTGGTGATAGATGCCATCGGTGAATTTGACACCACCTCTATCTGGCATGGCACAGGTACAAAACTAGAAAAAAAGTTTTCCATTGGATATCCTCATAGCCTAGGATTATGGTATTCTGCCATGACTCAACGTGTGGGATTGAAACCCAATGAAGAAGAATACATCTTGATGGGTATGGCAGCATATGGCGACCCATTGAAATACACCGCCATGATATTGGAAGATTTCTTTGATAGTAGACATATGTTGAAGTTTAATCATAATCTTCATCGGGGATGCATGTGGTGGCGCCCAGAATTAAAAACAGAACAAGACAAATATGATATTGCCGCCGCCACACAATTCATCTATGAAATGTGTTTTCATGATTTGTTAGATGAGGCCAAGAAGTTGACGGGAAGCAAAAATCTTGTGTTGGGTGGGGGTTGTGCCTTGAATTGTGTTGCCAACAGCATCGCCTTTCAATATTTTGATAATGTTTGGATTATGCCAAATCCAGGAGATGCAGGCAATAGTCTAGGTGCCATTGCCGCCTATCAACAAGAATTTTTAAATTGGCATGGTCCCTATCTTGGCAAAGACATGGGTATGAAATATCCCACCGAACAATTGATTGATACATTACAAACGGAACAAATTGCAGGTGTGGCATTTGGTCGTGCCGAGTTTGGTCCCAGAGCATTAGGTCACAGAAGTTTGTTGGCAGACCCACGTGGGGATGACATTAAAGATAAAGTGAACGCCATCAAGAAACGTCAGAAGTTCCGTCCTTTCGCTCCCGCCATTCTTGCTGAACATGCTCATGAATATTTTCATATGCCGACTACCGAAAGTCCATACATGCAATACACGGCACTATGTAAGCGTCCTTTAGAGTTCCCGGCCATTATTCATGCTGACGGAACATCCCGTGTTCAAACCGTATCCAGAACTGATTCACCATACTTCTATGAATTTCTTCAGGAATGGTATCATGAAACAGGATGTCCCATGGTGTTGAACACCAGCTTAAACATCAAAGGCAAACCCATGGTGAATGATAGAAAGGATGCCGATGACTTTCAATCAAAATACAATGTAAAGGTTTTATGAGTACATTACTAATCACTTTGGGAGATAGTTGGACTCAAGGTGTAGGATGTTATGAGCCTGAACTACGAGAAAAATTGAACAAAGGTGAAGCCACGATGCAAGAGTTGTTTCTTGGATCCTTTGAACTATTTTCCAAATGTTCTTGGGTGACACATGCTGCCAGAATTTTAAATGCCGATGTGAAGAACATTGCATTAGGAGGAGACGCCAATTCTGCATCTGCTAAACGATTGCTGATGGGTCCCTATTCAGATTGTAAGAAGTATTATGATGATGTCATTGTGGTGTTTTTAATGACTGATCCTGCCCGTTTTTCTTTTTTTAACGACCATATAATACAATCTTTTCTACCTGGTAATGGTTCCGTGTTCATGGAGGAATTTTTGAAACATTGTTTAAGCGTACGAGAAGATGAAGCTCATGAGGCTTTATTCTATCTAACTGTAGTGAAAAATTTTTGTGAAGCTAATGGATACCATTTCTATTATGGGTCTGCATTTTCCAGAGATGTAACCCTTCCTAGATCCAAATCCTTACTTCATCCGGAACATTCTGCCATAGTAGAAATGTTACCTAATGAAGTGGATTATATGTCAGATATTTGTTACCATCCCAACGAAAAAGGATACCATTTCATTGGTGAATATATTGGTAATTACATAAAACAGGACTTGACAAATTCACGTTAATACACTATATTCCATAGTAACTCAACAGGAGATACTATGGAATTCATTTTTACGGAACTTGCTGCCACAAGCAGTCGTTTAGAAAAAGAAGCCATTTTAAAGAAGCATCACGCCAATGAAACATTGAAGCGGGTGTTGTTTCTTGCTCTTGACCCGTACACACAATTCTACATTCGCAAAATTCCTCAATATGAACAAATTGGTAATACTGATATTGGTATAGAAGAATCACTGAATCAGTTGCATCTGTTGTCTAGTAGGACGATAACCGGTAATGCTGCTATTGGACATTTGAAAAATGTGTTGTCTAATTTGCCTGCCGAAAAAGCCAAGGTGATTGAACGCATCATTGAAAAGGATTTGAAGTGTGGTGTATCTGAGGCTACGGTGAACAAAATTTGGCCTGATTTAATTCCCACTTATCCCGTGATGTTGGCATCTGGCTTTGATGAAAAGATTATGAACAAGATGACGTATCCTGCCTATGTTCAACTAAAGTTGGATGGGATGCGTTTCAATGCCATTGTGCAGAATGGCAAGGTGGATTTCCGTTCTCGTAATGGCAAGAGCATTGATTTGTTGGGAAATCTTGAACAAGAATTTCTGGCCATGGCAGGTGAGCTTCCTGTGGTGTTTGATGGTGAATTGATTGTTCGAGAAAAGAATGGTTCCATCATGAATCGTCAGAAGGGTAATGGTATTTTGAACAAGGCGGTGAAGGGAACCATCTCTGATAAAGAAGCTAGCATGGTGGAGGCTGTGGTTTGGGACATCATCATGCTACAACACTTCAAGGATGGAGCATCCAAGATGCCATATGAAATGCGTTTCCAGATGCTTGAAGACCTGGAAATGCCTGAACGAGTATCGTTGATTGAAAACATTGAAGTGGCAAATGAAGATGAGGCACATCACTTGTTCGAGGAATATTTCTCACAAGGCGAAGAAGGCATCATTCTCAAGGACATCACCAAAGGCTGGGAAGATAAGCGAGTGAAGCATCAAGTGAAATTCAAAGGAGAATTGGAATGTGATTTGATGTGTGTGGATTGGCAAGAAGGCACTGGCAAGAATGTGGGCAAGTTGGGTGCCTTGGTGTTGGAATCCGCAGATAAACTGGTGAAAGTGAATGTGGGTTCTGGTTTCACTGACGAACAACGTGATAAATACACACAGAAGAATACCGTTGGCAAGATTGTAGCAGTGAAGTATAACGCTAAGATTCAGGATAAAAAGACAGGTGAATTCAGTCTTTTCCTTCCTGTGTTCATTGAACTTCGTGAAGATAAGGATGTGGCTGATTCTTTATCTTCCATCAAGTAGGAGGATGTATGGACAAGCATGAAGAATACTATGAAGAAGTAGAACGCCGTCTTAAATTTTTCATCACAGATATGCATGAAGAATTAGACAATATTGAACGTTTAGTACATGGAAATGAATCTGCTGTGTTGTTATTGCAATGGGTTCGAGATACAATGCAACGTGTTGCAGAAAACTACGAAAGATAAATAAAAATATGCCAACATACGAATATATGTGTGAGGCTTGTGAGGAGTATTTCACGAAGTTTCTTAGTATACCTAACATGAATCAGCCTACGGAGGAACCATGTCCTAACTGCGGCGAGATAAGGGTGCAAAAAGTGATGTTTACTGCACCAACTATCGGAGATGCTGTTCGATTAAGAATTCGACGGCCTGACAGTGGATTCAAAGAGGTATTACAAAAGATTCATGAAAGAACTCCCGGCTCAACACTTAAAAACAATAGTAGTTACATCTAAGGACTCTCCGTCCATTCTTCACTCCGGTGGGGCTAACGCCTCATCGGAGTTTTTTACCCCTAACCTAGCGAGTGGTTTATGTCACGTAAAAAGCGTTTGAAACTAGTCACTTCACAAACTTACATTGTCCAAGAGGAACAAGAATCCAAGCACAAAATCAAACTCGCCGATTTAAAAGAAATTTGGGCCCTCACAGAAAACCAGGAGAATTTTTTCAATTATTATCGAAAAGGACATAAAGCCATTCTATGTCATGGTGTGGCTGGTACAGGTAAAACCTACATTGCTATGCATAGCGCTTTCAAGGAGATTTTAGAAAATTCAGGATACAAGAAAGTTGTAATTGTTCGTTCAGCAGTTCCCTCCCGAGATATTGGATTCCTTCCAGGCAACGAGAAGGAAAAAGTGGAAGTGTATTCTCAACCCTATCAAGAAATTTGTGCCGATTTATTCCCACGATTTGGAGAAAGTGCTTATAACAAGTTGAAGGAACAAAGCCTTATCCATTTCATGGTCACCTCTTATGTTCGAGGATTAACCTTGGATAATTGTATTGTGATTGTGGACGAAGCCCAGAACA